TAAAAAAACTGGGCTTTGGTTACGTGGGTTAGATCCGCTCAAACCAACAGACATCAAGGACTTAACGGGACTACCTAAGAAAGTTACACAAAGACTTCATTACCTACCACCATCACCCGATAGATGGAAGATAAGAAGCACAACATACAAGGGCATAGCCAAAGCTATGGCTTCTCAATGGGGTTAATTAAATTACTGGCATTAAAAGAAACCTTACGTTAACTAGGACAAGGTCAATGCGAAATTCTTTTATATAAGTCCAGTATTTTTTTTCTTCCACACTCATCAGGCATGGACGCACGCCACTTACGGATTGGTGTGACTATCAATATTCCAGGTATATCAAGGACTTACAAGGATGCAAGGACTTAAGGACGGGTTCGACTCCCTCCCATCCAATTACTTCTCACTGAGAGAAGTCTATTAACACCATGCTTTTTACGTATGACTCAATGACTGGTGGTGCTAAACGTATCGACTGGGATTTGACTGACAGTGATTTAACTAAGGACGAAGAACAAGAGTTAGAGACTCTTATTCGTAAGTTCTTATCTAAACGTCCATTCGCTAATGACATTGAAGATATTGATTTCTCTTTAAGTATCAATGTCACAGGCAAATGGCATGACGAGTACCCCAACTACAGCTAGACGGCTCAAGGGCGGTTCGACTCCGCCACTAGCACTTGCCTCACACCGAGTGAGGCTTTACTGACTATGAACCAAACACAGTTTGTAGCTGAAGTATATGCAATTGCGTGGGCAAGTAATCCTGATCTCAATCATTCCTCATCTTTTGAAGATGTACTCAAGGAGGTAGAGAGTATCAAGGACAAAGCCATGCGAATGGATATCTTAGTTAGCTCATTAAAACCTGAGCCACAATTACCCAACTTTTCACAAAGGAGACAATGACAGTTATGACATTCTACCCGTCCATAACTCAAGATCTTCTATTAAAGCAACTAAATCAAGTTGTTTATCTTTCTGCTGAATGGTGGAAATTAATAGAAATCTTGGAAAATCTTAAAACTAAATAAGCAAGTGACTACGCCTGACAGTCAGTAAACCCTCTCGGAAGAGAACAGGTCTTTTTTACACACTCATCATTCAGGCAGCACTTATGAAACCTTATCAAGTTGAATTTAAGGTTCTTCCACATTGGTCGGATTGGCGTTGGCATCTTATAGAAGCTGATGATCATGAGGACGCAGCATGGAAAGCCAAGGACTGGTGTGATACCAGGGGTTTTGAGCTACTCGACATTAAACCTATTACAGGGAGTTACCCATTATGAGAAAGAAACCAAACAAAGGACAAAGGTACTTCCCTAATAGCTGTGAAGCAATAAGGAATACACCTGACAAGTATTTTGCTTCAATGTCATATGAACAGTTAGCAGACTGGAAGATATATGGCTATCAGATACCTGAGTCAGTATTTGCAATTATCCGTATGAAGGACGAACAGGGCAAATACACAGAGAAGTATTACAACACAGAACGAGGTGCAAAGAACTGCATTACTAAATGTATGCAAGAAAACAAGGAAATATATATGTGCACTGAAGAAGGCATGTATCACCTCAAACCATCAGACTTACCACTCGACTTTAATAACCAATGAACAACAGAACATTCAAGATAAGACAAGCAGAATTGTCAAGAGATGTAGACAAACATCCACATAAGGACGAATTACTTAACATTATGCAACAACAACTTGCCGATGACTCGGTAACGGTTAATACTAAATGTTAGTTTTTTGTATAATTTGGACATTAAACGAGTCACAGTTAAACTTCCAAAAGAACTACATAAACAGTTGAAAGTACTTGCCGCACAGAAGGACTCAACTCTTGAGAATGAAACCATCAAAGCATTAAAACTGTATATACAGTCAGACTGGCGAACCAATTAAATGGTTTGTATTTGTTGCAACCAATATCACTTACTAGTAATTTATAACCATTCAAAAAAAGTATTAAATGCAACTTATTTCATTAGGAAATTTTTACTTCGGCATTGAAGAGGAAAAATATTGTGACGTTTCTATCCACCTAGGTAATTTTGTATTAGAATACCAATGTCCATCCGCTAAACAAAACGATGACCAACTCAGACCCAAGCAGGGTGGTGACGGATTATCAGATGGCGAAAATGGCACAAGCAATTGAACACTTTCGCACACTAGATAAAGAAATACCCGCCCAAGTTATTGCTACTTTCTTATATGTTGCTTCCCATGACGACTGTAACAAGATCGATCTGGAAAAGACACTCGCTTTCTCAAGTGCAAGTGGTAGCCGTAATACTGATTGGCTTAGTGACTATCATCGATTAAATAAAGCAGGACTTGGACTGATAGTTAAGTACCGAGATCCAACCAACAGACGGAGACAGATACTTAAGTTATCACCTAAAGGTCGAATACTTGCAAACCAACTTAAACAAATTCTTTATGGTCAAAGCGACTTGGGGTGAATGCCTCAAACATACTATAAACACACGTGATTCCTGGATTTATGGAAGTGGCGCAAAGTCTGCCATCACATATGCCAACTATTTTACAGAGTTTAGAGGGCTAGCTTTCCCTGTAGAAAAGATCTCTATTCCATTAATAGATGAACTTAAACAACATCTCAAAACAGATGGACGTGCAAACGCCACCATCAATAGATGTCTGTCTTCTATAAAAACAGTACTCAATCACTGTAAGGATCATGGACTTATATTCTTTGAGATTCCTAAATGGAAAAAACTTAAAGAGAATAAGTATCAACGTATCCATTTCACTAAGGACGAAGTCGAAGCCATTTGCACCGCAGCTGTGGAAGTACATGGACGACAAGACTTAGCTGATATCGTTAACTTCGCTGCCTATACAGGCATGAGACAAGGAGAGATCCTTAAGTTAACTGCATCACGTGTTGACTTCTTGCAAAACTGCTTACATGTAGGAGCAAGGAGGGAAGATACTACCAAGACTGGTACGTATCGTGCTGTCCCTATCCATTCATCGTTAAAACATATGCTTGTTGAACGTACCAGAGATGCTGGTGCGAGAGATTTAGTATTTGGTTACGACTGGAAAGATAAGGATCAATTACTACGTGCCTTTAAAAAGGTAATCAATAGATATCCGATTAATCTCGCAAGCGAGGACGGATATTGTTTCCATAGCTTACGCCATTCATTTGGTACATGGCATTTTGCTAATGGAACAAAACCTAGAAATCTCATGGAGATGATGGGTCATGCAAATATAGCGACAACTCTTGGATATGGTCATGCTACTGATGAAGGTAAGCAGCATGATATCAACAATATCTAGCGTGTCCACCGCTGTCGTTAAATCAGTATTTTTATGACGGATTTTTGTTATGTTAAGCACGTTTGTTATAATCAATATGGTCAAATCCCTTGGGAGTGTGGCGGAATTGGTAGACGCGCCGGACTTAAAAACTAACCGAATATAAGATACACTAGCGTACAGTACTTTTAGGGATTGGGTGAAAACCCAGTCCCTTTCTTAATTTATAACCTATCCACATTGGTAGGATTATCCAACATATATCTAGCGCACATTTAACACACTCATCACATGCCTACAACTGCTGATTTAGAGATGCAAGAGAGGTTTGAACGGAAGCAAATTAAGGGTGGTTTAGAGCGGTTCAGGTCTAATAATAAAAAGCTAATAGACAAGGACTATGCTTCTGCCACAGTTTTCGGTTCGTCATCAATAGAAACCCTCTTGCCCTATTTAGTAAAATATATTGAACAAAAAAAGGAGGAAAGAAAAAACACACCAATAGGACGACATATACACTTGTTACCTTATTTGTTTTCTCTCGATTCAGAATCACAAGCAGCTATAACTTCCAAGATAACCTTTGATAAAATATTTTCTCCTCGTAAGGACAATAGTAAGGTCGCTAATGTAGTACAAGCTATCGGGTCAGCTTTAGAAGCTGAATGCCAGATGAGATACTATGAATCCAGTGCACCAGGGCTTTTTGAGACATTAAAGAAGAATTATTGGCATCAAGCAAAAGGAACAGCATATAAAGCTAAATCCATGACAACCTTGATGAATAAACAAGAAAATCTAGAGCCATGGAAACAATGGAACAGAATTGAGCGTATCAAGGTAGGAACTTGGTTCTTAGATTGTCTTATGGAATCATCTGAATGGTTTGAAAGAGAACTATCTATGCATCGTGGTAAGACACAACAGTTTGTTATACCTACAGAAAAGTTCCATAAAAATAAGGAAGAAATAATAAGATTAGCTGAATTATTTAGTCCATTAGCGTGGCCGATGTTGATTGAACCAAGAGATTGGTCGCCAATGCATGATGGTGGATACTATCTAAATGATTTAACTAAATGCCATGAAATGGTTCGTAGAGGCAAACCCCTACGTATACAGGGGGAAACTACCTATCAATTCCTTAATGAAATACAGAAGGTAAAATACCGGTTAAATCCATTCATAGTAATGGTTGCTGAAGACCTAGAGGAAAGAGAAATAGAGGTAGGAAAATTTCGTCCTGTCATCAATCATCCTGACCCTCCTAAGCCGCTCGACATTGATACTAATGAAGAGAAAAGGAAACAATGGAGGAAGGACAAAGCTATAGCACGTAATAAGAATGCTAATGAATGGAGGATTTCTTGTAGAACTAGGATGACAATGAATTGTGTCAGAGAGTTTAAAGACAAGGACTACTACATACCTTGGTCATTTGACTATCGTGGAAGAGCTTACCCTATACCAAGTTTTCTTACACCTCAAGATACAGACTTTGGAAAAAGTTTAATTAGGTTTGCAGATGAAGCACCTATAACTGAGGATGGGATTAAGTGGTTAGCTTTTCAAGTATCTACTACTTATGGTCTTGATAAAGCGACTATGGAGGAGCGACTTGACTGGGTTGCGAAAGCAGAGAATATACAATTAATTATTAGAGTTGCTACAGATCCAGTAAATAATATTGGAGATTGGGAATCAGCTGATGAACCTTGGCAATTTCTCGCTGCGTGTAAAGAATACTATGACGTAGTTATGACTGGTAAGGAGACTACTGGTCTACCAGTTGCAACCGATGCTACATGCTCAGGTCTACAAATACTGGCAGGATTGGCACGAGATAAGTCCACAGCTTGTTTGGTCAATGTTGTCCCAAGTGATAAACCTCAAGATGCTTACGCAGTAATAGCTGAGGAAAGTATGAACGATATACCAGAAAGGTTACGACCTTATTGGGATAGAAAAAAGACTAAGCGTTGTGTGATGACTATTCCATACAACGCTAAACCTTTTAGTAATAGACAGTATATTCGTGATGCTTTTGAAGATATCAATATTGAAGTAGAAAACGATGAACTAACTCAAATAGTTAAAGCAGTACGAAATGCCATGGAGGTAGTCGTACCAGGACCTATGAGGGTTATGAGATGGATAGAATCTGAGGTAGCTAACGTGATTAAGGATGGAGCTGAGGAGATATCATGGAAAACTCCATCTGGTTTCAGAGTTAATCAAAGACTTATGAAGTATGACCATAAAAATGTTGAACTACATTTGATGGGTCGATGTCGAATAAAGGTTTTAGATAATGAGAAGGGTGTAGATATTAGACATCACAAGAATGCAACAGCTCCAAACTTAATTCATTCATTGGATGCCAGTTTATTACATCTAACTGCTACTAAATTCAATGCACCTATAGCTTTAATACATGATTCAGTTCTATGTAGAGCTACTGATATGACTAACCTATCCACATTAGTAAGAGATACATACATGCACCTGTTTGCGGAGCATGATTTCTTAAAAGACTTTGCCCAAGCTATTGGAGCAAAGACTGAACCACCGATCATTGGCGATCTTGAGCCAGAGTCGGTTATTAAATCCACTTATTTTTTCTGTTAATGAGAAACATACATGTAACTAAAGATCCTGTAACCCTTGAGGGTTATCAGGCGATATTAAGACCAAGTAAATTTGGTTACTCACTTAAGGCTGTAGTCGGAAGTGATGTAGTTGATGCACTTGAGGAAGAGAGAGCTGACTGTCTTAAGTGGGCAGAATCAAAGCTGAAGAATCCAAAGAGAGCCACCCTGAAACCTACTCCATGGGAAGAAGTAGAAGAAGGTAAGTTTATTGTTAAGTTCTCTTGGGGTGAAGATAAGAAGCCACCTGTAGTAGACACAGAGGGTACACCTATAACTAACGAGGACACACCAGTATATGAGGGGTCAAAGGTTAAAATTGGCTTTCATCAAAAGCCTTATATACTTCGTGATGGCGTTACCTATGGTACTTCTCTTAAGTTATCGGGCATACAAATTGTCTCAATCCAGTCTGGAGCTGGGGTTGATACTGGCGACTTGGATGAAGATGGTGTAGCAGAATTGTTTGGTAAGACACAAGGCTTTAAAACTGATGATCCAAACGTTACTCCAACTGAAGAAGAGATAGTCCCTGATGATGACTTCTAATGTTCAAATCAGGATTAGAGGAGAAAGTCTCTGATCTTTTATGTGAGTTAGGTGTTGATTATGAATATGAAAGCGTAAAGTTTGCATATACTATTCAACACTTATACACACCTGATTTTGTTCTACCCAACGGAGTTGTGTTAGAAACTAAGGGATATTGGCGACCAGAAGATAGAAGGAAGGTTCGACAAGTAATTGAAGAGAATCCTGATATAGATCTACGTATGGTCTTCCAAGACCCCTATAAAAAAATTAGCAAAAAATCAAAGACGACTTACGCGAAATGGTGTTCGCGATATGGAATTAAATGGTGTGCTTTTCACGCCATACCTATTGATTGGCTTACATGACTGAAAGCGAATTTATACGACACGATCCATGTCCAGACTGTGGCTCATCCGATGCACTAGCTGTGTATACGGATGGTCATACCTTCTGCTTTAGTTGTCAAACTAGGAAGGCTGGAGATGGGCAACAACACACTCATCAAATGCAAAACAATGTCACTTTTAAAGGATCAGCCCAAAGGCTGCAAAAACGAAACATCAGTGAAAAAACCTGCGAGTTCTATAAAATCTATAGAGACGATGCACACTTACGCTTCCCTTATTTCGACAGTTCTGGAAGAGTTCAAGGATTCAAAACCAAAGACAAATTAAAGAAGTTTAAATATGAAGGAGTTT